TTTGGTCCTGCTGCTAGTAATATGTTTGTGAGTCTTTCCGCAGTATTGATTGTATTTCTTGCATGATCAAAAATTCCTTGCGGTTGCAATCCAAGCTGATTAGAACTAACGTTTTGTAAAGTCATTTTTCCACCTCTTATTTAAATTAAATGCTTTATTTTAGCATTCTAGGTTATATTTTCCATACAAACTCTTATATATTCATTCTTGTTTTATGTTTTAATATTTTTATATTAATTAATTTTCAGTTTTTAATTTATATATATATCATAATATTAATAAATTATTAATTTATAATTTATAATTTATATATATATCATAATATTAAACTCCAATTTAATTTCACGTATATTACAGTACAATTACGTGAAATCATATTTTAAAAAACGAAATCCTAATATACACTTAATATAATTATACAGCTGTATAATTATATTAAATTTTGCTAACTAATTAATCTACTCACATTTTATTATATGGTAAAATATATCCATCGCTGATATGTCCAAACATGTAATTTTCATAGCAGCAAAATTACAACTAGACTTATACAACATGATTCAAAACAAATGAAGGAGTGTTTTAAGTGAAAGGACATATTCGAAAAAGAGGAAATAAGTATTGTATTGTTATTGATATCGGACCCGATCCAGAGACAGGAAAAAGAAGACAGAAATGGTTTTCTGGATATAAGACAAAAAAAGAAGCACAGGCTGATGTTGCGAAGAAGATTACAGAGTTGAATGAAGGGACTTTTATAGAGCCGTCTAAGGTTCCATTAAAGGAGTACCTAAATCATTGGCTAGAAATTAAAAGTATGAGTATAGAAAGGAGTACCTTTGTCGGCTATAGGGCATTTATCAACCAACATGTTATACCTACTATAGGAATGGTTACACTCCATAAATTAAATGTCATGCACATTCAAAAATGCTATAAAACTGCAATGGATAAAGGTATTGCAAACAATTCTATCCTGCTTACTCATAGAATTTTAAAGAGCGCTTTAAATCTAGCTGTAAAACAAAATATTATTTCACAAAATCCTGCTGCTTTTGCTGAGATACCAAAAAAAGAAAGAACCTCTATCCAGACTTGGACAGAGGAAGAAGTAAAAAAGTTTCTTTTGCATTCACAAGAATCACGATATCACATTGGGTATCTACTTGCAATAACTACAGGTATGCGTATGGGAGAAGTTCTAGGCTTACGATGGCAGGATGTTGATTTTGAAAAGCATACTGTTACAATAAGCCAAACATCTGGCCATGACAATAAAATCAAAAAAACAGCAAAAACAAATTCGTCAAAGCGCACCATTCCTGTACCTAAAGAAACTATAGAATCCTTAAAAAGGCATAAGCTTACGATTAATAAAGAGAAATTAAGATTTGGTTCTGCTTATCAAGATTTTGATTTAATTAATTGTAATGAGTTTGGAATGATTATAAAAAAAGCTAATTTTAGAAAAAATTTCATTAGAGCGACACACAACGCAGGCATAAAGGAAATTAAATTCCATGATTTAAGACATACACATGCAACCATACTATTGAAACAAGGAGTTAATCCTAAAATTATCAGTGAACGACTAGGTCATACAGACATTTCATTGACATTAAGTGTTTATTCTCATGTTTTGCCGAATATGCAAGAGGAAGCCGTTAAAAACTTTGGAAAAAGCATTTTTGGATAACTTATGTTTGCAAAATGTTTGCATTCCATAAAAATAGGTCAAACAAACGTTGTTATATCAAGGTTTGTTTAACCTATCATCTTATATTCTTGGTAGAATCTCCGAATACCTACTGTAACCTTTAATAATGGAATATTCTCACCACCACGAGTTATACATTCAAATCGGTATACATAGGCGAAAAAGTCTTGTGTTTTTTCATCTTTAATCGGCTCTGACATTGCCTCACAAATATTTTGTGATCGAAGTGGAGAAAAATAGATTTCTTCATTTTTATTCTCAATTCGTATAGGTTGTACACAAAAAACATGTGAAATTAATGCGGGTACCCATTTAGAAAACGTTTCACTATCATGTAATACTGTTACATTCGAAATCAAATCGTCATGCCATTCATATTTTGGCGGTTCCATTAATTGATTCGGTTTCCAATCATGAATGACCTCATACCAACTTTGAAATATATAATCAAGTTGTTCTTGCCTAATTGGTTCTTTTGACACAATCCATGGCGTATTTTCATTTAATACATACGGATTATGCTGAATAAACAATATATCAGAAAACATATCATACAATCTTTCATTTAAACGCTTTAACTTATTAGTTAATAAAAATGTCTTGTAATGTATCTCTACAATGTCTAGCCATTCAATCGGAAAATATATAAATGATACATGTTCCTTTAAAAGTGGCTCTACTATATTTTTAAATGTTAATAACCGTAATTTTTCCATGTATTGAGTACTTCCTCTCTTCATTTATCTTGATTATCAAAAAATGAGAAACACCAATTACTGAATCTAAACAATTTAAAATTAAAAGTCTAAAAGAAGAATTTAAAACAATTTATTATAATAATACGTTATTAAAATAACGCTTTTAAAAGTTACACGTAATTATCGAATACATCACCCCTAACATCTCAAATATATTACTTACACATTATACATTACATTGTTATATATTGTATTTACGTTTTACAATAATTTTACAAAAAACAAATATAAAAAATGGATTGCCTATACTTACTAGCAATTCCTCTATTCTTTATCCAATTACGTCTCACTTTATTAAGCCTAAAAATGGTGATTTACCACGTTTAGACAAATACTTCTTCGAAAATACAATGTTTTATAACGAACAACCGTATTGTGAATTAGTCAGCGCTCAATTTTTCGAATTAGACTTTTCACCTTGTCCTACAGAATTAAACTAGCCATTTGTAACTAATAGAATTTCTTATTGTTCAAAATTGACCTACTTAAAAATTAAGTTGATGGACATGCGGTCTTACCCTTATTAGTATGACTAATAATGCTATAATCACTCATATAAATCCTGAAACCAGTAAAATTTTAGTTAGCTTCTCACATATAAATTGGACAAGCATACGCTATTGTATACCCCCCACTCATAGAAAGATAGAATGTATTAATTTTCTCAATTCACTAATGGAAAAACCTTAATAAAAATATCTTCATATTTATCGAATATAGTTTTGAATTCTTATAAACTATATAATTTTGGAGTTGGTTCATACGTTACAAAAAACTGATCGTATTATCATTATGGTCCCTCCACTTTCACAAGTGTTTGTTACATTTTTCTCATCATTAGGAGAACCTATTTCATCACAAATTTTGTCTAATACATCTCCATACCCTGTATCAATGTTTGCACTTAATGAACTTGAAAGTGAATTATTTGAAGTCGAGTTAAAACCAATACCACCGCATTAAATCCGGGTTCAATTGGACCTACCGGTAATACGGATCTACCAACATTAATTCTTACCGATAGAGTAATTGACACTGGCGTACTTACTATTTCTGGTGGAGCAACAAATACAATTACCTTTACTATCCCAATCACTTTAATAACAACCGCGACTATCGAAGTTCCAGCATTTTAATAAAATTTTATTAGCCAGCATATATTTTTTAGTACGTACACTCTCAAAAACTTATTATGGACTTCTAGATATATCGGGTATCAAAATTCCTTGAATACATTATCTATCTTTGATATCACGAATGATTTTATGAGTATTCAGTATTAGTGTTTTCTATATGATTAAGTCTATATTTGAAGGTGACATATCAGCGATATTTTTTATCTATTTCTTATATGTGTTAGTAAGTTCGTTTGCAAACTTGTTAGCACTTTTTATAATGATTCTATTAATCATATATAAGAATTTTTTATAAATGAAGTAAATTTCTTAGGACATGTATTCGTTTTACAAATGAAAGAAGACATCTCCTAAAATTGGAAATGTCTCTTTTAAATTAATAAAACAATTTTGGTTGTATTTCTTTATTTTGATCAGTTTTTTCACCAATAAATTATGTAGTTTCAGTACTTGTACTACAACTTGTCGAGTATAAAATCGGTATACCGCATATTGCATCATTCATTACATCACGAAAAACTTTTGCAACGACTTCTGTGAAAGTTTGACACAGATTAGATATATCATCATTAAAAAACTGTATTACTTCTGCAGAAAAAACTGGAAAAACAACATTCGCTCCACCCGAGAACTGCGGCTGTACAACAAATTGCACTGTAGGTTTAAGAAGTGTAGCTAATGCAATCGCTTTTTCAAAATCCGTAGTTTGTACTAAAATAATAAAATTTCCATCAGTCGGTATTAGCGGACCTACTGTTACAGTTGGATCAGCTCCTACTGAATTTCTAAGTTCATTAAAATATGTGATCCCTGGCGGTGAAAGTTGAGGTTGTATATGCTCGTCCATTCTTTTTCCACCTCCTTTTGTAATTCTTAATAAGATAATATGGATAAAACTCGATAGTGTATTAGACATATATATTATTTTTCACTATTATTTTCATAAACTTACCATATCAATTTGGGAATTTTGTACGCTTAGAAAACCATTTAGACACATTTACCTAATTATTGTACGCCAATAATATAGTTGTGGAGAATTTACAGATAGAGGATTTAGAAAGAGCAAGAGGACACAGCTAATTAATCATGAAGATACATTGTGTTAGATGAGTAAATACATAGGTTTCATTTGTAGTAGTATAGTATGTTTTTCCTTTACTGTTATGTACTTTATACTGTGGCGAACCATTGACACTCACTTTTGCATCAATTATAAATCCCAATCCTGTATCTACAGAACCAGCTCCATCTTTATCCTGCTAAGATGGAGCATTATAGAAACGTAGATTGTCTACTCTGCTTTTTAATCGATTAGGAACAGATACTTCTGAAAGAAATCCACTATATCGTAGCAGGAGTTATATTCACAGCTGTAATTTTACAAGTTGAAATAGCAAACCTAACAGTTGTAGTTGGATTTATAGGTAATGTCCCTAGTACTATACCAAGTCCCGTTTGTTCCACGTTAAAATCCGCTGCAATAGAACCATTACTTGCTAAAAGACTCACTGTAGATCCGATAAACGCATCCAGTAACTGTCTAATTGGTCGTTCACGACATTCACACTCGCATCCTACATCGGTAGGTGGAAGTAATGTTATAGGTGGTCCTGGTGGTAAAAAACCTACTCCTGTTACATCAGAAATATTGACCACAAAGGTTGTAGTGCCATCTGTAACTGTAACTAAAAAATCATTCACGGAAGTGATAGTAAATAGAAAGAAAAGTGGGGGCGTGTTGGGTGTGTCTGCAATAGTGCCAAGAATAACAGTTTCTCCAATAAGTTGTTGTAAAACGCTTTGCATAGGTAAAACACAGCAATCACAAAGACAACCTTCAGTTGCTCCTGTCGGGCCTGTGTCTCCTGTTGGACCCGTTCCTCCCGTTGGACCTGTCCCTCCTGTTGGACCCGTTCCTCCCGTTGGGCCTGTCCCTCCTGTTGGACCCGTGGGACCGGTTGGTAAAGTAAATGGTGGGATTGGAGGAAGTGTAGGGCCAATTACATTTGGATTTAATGCATTTGCTTGAAGTATCCCATTTACATTTATCGTTTGTATTTCATTTTTATCAAACACATAACTACCTCCTATGATTGTACTATATTGTAGTAATACAGTTATCTTACATACACATAAACTTCATTAATCGTAATATAATATGTTTTCCCTATACAATGGTGCACCTTAAATTGTAGTGAACCGTCCATATTTACCTTTCCTTCAATTGTATATCCCTCACCTGCATCTACGAAACCTGACAAGATGGAGCATCATAGAAACGTAGATTATTAACCTTAGAAACCACACGCTTCCCTACAATAGGTGAATCAACTGTACTTTTCTTATTAAACTTCACATAAGATGGATCGTTCTTAATCCACTGATCCCACCAAGATTTAACCAACCATCCCTTTCAGCCCGCACAAAATAAATGAAACTTTAAGTAGTCAAGTGGATCTTCATGATCTGTTCCACCAAGGTATTTCGTTACATCATAGTGAGTCCATAATCCTTTTTCTACAGATAATCTACGGTCACGTAAGATTTTAGCTAGTAACTTAACATATTTATCATAGCTGCGTTTGAATTTTGTATAGTCCACTGTTTCGCATAACTCTACATGTACAAATCGTTTATTAGCAGCAGTACCTCCACCATAAGCACTGGACTTTGTATCTGCGATTTGGATTATTTCATTCCAGTCAACCGCATAATGAACGAACGCGTTTCTCCATCTTCTTCAAAACCAGTACGCATTATCTCTTCCCATGAAGCTACAGACTTTGTTAGGTCTGTTTCGCGATAATTCATCCGTTTTGTTATAAATTCTTCACGGTTTGAAGGATTATTCTCTAACTGTTTATATTGAGTTAATACCTTTTTAAATAATTGTTTAGCATAAGAACTTCTCGGCTCACTAAACATCGGATTCGCTTTTTCCCATACATCAGGATTATCAATTTCTTCTGGATTATCTATCTTGCAAATAAAAGGAAATAATGGATCTTCTAAATCTTTTCCCTTTAGAATGTTCATCGCTCGCTCTTTCGTCTTGTCCAGGAATCCGTCGCGGACAAAGCCATCTGTACCAATAAAAAATTCTCTAGCATTTGGCACTTTTCCAAGTCCACTAGAGAATACATTTACTACATCAAAATTTTCATATGATGTATTTCATCGTAAATAACACAACCGTCACGAAGTCCATCCTTAGAACCAGCATTAGATGTATGATATTGCATAATACTTTGAGTATCGTTACTCAGTATCTCTACCTTAGTTCGATAAAACATATCTTCTAGTATTTCTTTTCCTTTAATAGCATCATAGACTTCACGAAAAGAAACTTTAGCTTGCTTCTCGTTGTTAGCCACAATTGAAACATTGTAGCGGTCTATTCCGTGTAGTGGACTAATAAAGAAATGACATAATGATGAAATCAAACCATTTTTACCGCCACCACGAGCCATCATAATTAGAAACTGCTCGTAAAAAATCGAATCGTCTTCTTCATAAAAAAGAAATACAAAAGCGGTTAAAAACTTCTGAAATGGTTGTAATTCAAAATACCATTTCTCATCATGTTCCCATTTATTTTGTTTCTTTTCGTACATTCTTCCATGTTCTTTGTTATGGCAATTCACACAGATTGTTTCGAGATTATTTATATCTAATGCAAGATTAGGATGATGTTCTAGTTCTTTTATATGATGGACAACGAGTTGTATCTTCTTACGCTTTGCACTCTCACTGTACTCATTGGCATCTGTTTGAACACGACCGTTACGCTTACACTCTTGGCATTCATAGTTGTCCCTCTTCTTTACTTGCTCTCGTATGCTCTTCCACTCACCACAGTCATAGAACTTACGCTTCTGTTGTTTGGTTTTGTACTCATTCATTATGCCTTTACCTCAATCACTCCCGTATCAATTCTTTTCTCACGATGTTGAATATCAAGGCACTTTTCGCAGTAAAATGTAGCCGAAACATCTACCCCAAAATGTCTGGTATCAGAATAAAAAGTAGTAGTCTCACTTTCTAACAGCTGGTATCTATGCTCACACATTATCCTCGCTCCTTACCTAAAAATAAAAAGCACCCGAATGGATGCTTTTTTCATTAATTATTAATCTATACTTCAATTACGGTAAATGAAGTTTTATCCTTCTTCCAATCACCTAATGTTGTTACATCATCTACGCCAATATTATTAAGTAACTGAAAGAAGAGCAAAAGCCCTTCTCCGTCTACACAACGTGAATTGCAATTGAATGTGAAAACAAGAAACAATTGTTCATCCAATCTACAACCACCGCCACCGGTCATGACGATCCATTTTCAGTTATCAGGAATCTTGTGAGCGTTGTTTTCCGCCACTACTCACAATACAAATATAACATGCTAATTCCAAAACAACCGGCACATTTACTGCCAAAAAACGGTCACGATTCTGCCATTTATTTTAATTCGCTAATAACCTTTATTTTCCTAGACTACCTCACTGCAACAGCTACACTGAATAAATTGAATTTTCTTTAAATAACTATGCTTGATCGGATTGTAGAACATGTAATGGAGGCGGAATAATCCAACCTTTTTTCTTATTCAGACGAAGTAATATAGCTCCAGCTTGTGCTTTTTTCATATGAAATTGACCAAACATCATTCCAACATCTTCTCGAAGAGATTGTCCCATAGCTTGACTACATGCTACTAAGCCAGCAGCGAGATCCATAGAAACTTTAGCTGCAATTTCTGCATCATTAATACAAGCACCAGGAGGAATCGTTTCAATAGATGCAACTGGTCTTTCTGGAGGTGCTGGTGGTAATGCAACACCATTCAATTTCAAGATATTTTTTAATTCTTTAACTTCTGATTGGATATCATTCTCTACAAGGTTCTCTAAAAATTTCTTTAAATCCTCGTCCCCTGTATGGTTAATAAGAACTTGATATCCAGCATTCGCGCCTTGTGCCGCTGCA